CTCCATCACCACATCGTAAGTCCCAACCGTCACATCGTTGAGCACTCGGCCAACAGCGTCTCTCTCATTGAGAGTAATCATGTCTGGCTTGCCATCGTCCCCAATGATCCGCATTACCCTTTGAGAATCGTAAATCTTGGGGATCAAGTCCAGGATGATCTTGCCGGTGTGACTGATTGACCTGGTTAGATTATCGTAATAATCGTAGTTGGTCATGTCCACTTGCTGCTGCTGGCCATTCAGAGCCTTGCCAGAAATGTTTCCGGTCATCTGTTGGGCAGGATCAAAAATGCCCATGATCGCTTGCATATCAGCATTGATGGAGTTGCTGGCGGCCATGATCCCGGTTGGCGGTGGCTCTGGCTGGAGCCTTTGCGGTGCTGGAGCTGGCCGTCCGTCAATGTCCGTCTGCTTGTACCTGAGTAGGGGCATGGACTTGATGTTGGCTTGCGTCCAGTCGCTTTCGTGGCCTTCGTCCTGGCCTTCTGCGATTAGCCATTTGGCCTTTGGAGCCAGGGCAACGGACTCTGTGACCGAGGTTTGCCAGAAGTTGTACATCCTTTGCGGATCTTTGGCGTGTCGGACCATGCCAAACTTCTTGCGCTTGTCCCCAATGACCACATGGCGGCCATAGACCGGCACAATCGGAATGTACTTCCCATTCCAATCGCGTTCCTCAATGATCTCCACCGCGGTCAGTTTTACCCATTTGATGGTCTTTTTGACTGAATCTCGCTCATCAACGACATAGATTCCAGCAGCTGCAAGACGCTCCAGGTTGTCCTTGGAGAAGGTAGCGGTTCCATCGCTCAGATGGTAGAGCTTGGCCTTTTCCCTAACGGTGTAGAAGTATTCCGCGAGTCGGATATCTTCCTTTGTAATCCATTCGGACTGAGTGTCGCCGGTCCCTCGAGGCGTGAAGGAAGTCCCATCATCCTTGTCTGGGTAGTTTTTGCGGAACTCCGCTTTGCTCATCATCGTGGTGACCAGGCATCTGTCGGCGTCAGATCCGTCTGGAGCAATTGAGTTGGGATCCCAGTAGACGGTGAAAGGATTGTCTATCGAATCAATGTAGATCTCTTGGTCAAACGAATCGTCCGACATATAGTTTGTCGTAACCCTCCAGTAGCCCCAACCCATCCTGACCGCATAGTCAAAAGCGTTGTCATAAGCATGGTCGGCGTTGGAGTTGACCTCAATGTGTCGAATCACTCCTTGGATCACCTGGGCGGTTTTCATGTCCGCTTGCGTGTTGGTTGCGTGAACCTTGATCCGTGGTCGCTGCTGGCGCTGCTGGTTGGTAACCTGGCGGCAGTAGGTGTCAATCTTGTTGATCGTCAGGACCGGCCTAGACTCTAGGTTGCGGCTGTTCTGTAGGTCTACTGGCCATTGGTCGCCATTGACAAACCTCAGATCCTCGAGCGCCTCCTGGCGGTTCATCATGTCCGCTGAGTTGCAGAATTGGAGAAACTCCTTGGCTTCGTCTATGCGCGGATCAAAATCAGTCATTTATGCCATCCAATGCTGTGGGTATTGTTGGGCCTGTTTGGGCCGTTGTCGCCGTGGCTCTTGAATCATAAGCCCAATGTATCGGAATGCGTCTGCTCCGTGAGAATACTGGTCGTGCAATGGCATTCTGCTGAATTGCTTAGTGTCAGGGTCCACATCGTAACGGTAATGTCGCAAACATTGTAGACCATCGTGGCAGTTTTCCCTATCAAACCAGCAATTGCGGAAAATCGTCCTGGCGGCGTTGATGCTGTCCAGAATCGGGGTTCGCTCAATGATCCGAGTTTTGAAACCCGCATTTCTGACCACTTCTTCGATGCTTCGGCCAGCTGCTGCCAGGGTTTTGTTCTGGGCATCATGCGGCAACCATAGCGTGTCGTAGACATATCCAAAGGTCTGCATCTTGGCCAGGTAGTGGCTGATTGTCTGCTGGTTGTCCTCGTGATAGCGGATTAGCCTGGTCTCCATTCCCACAAACTGAAGGAACCAAATTGCCGTGGCGTCTGCCCAACCCAGGTCAAAAACAGCATGGACCGGCTTGGTTGGATCGTAGTTCACCTTGGTGATTCTGCCGTCCAGCTCGGCAAACTGCATCTCTCGAGCAAAGATGGCGCCATCTACAGTTTGGCGGCACAAACCCTCCCAGACGGTGTTGTAAGCCTCCTGGTCCCTGTTCTTAAGACTGTCCTTCTCCAGTCTCAAAGTCTCGGGGAACCAGGGGTTGTCATTCCAGTTGACCTTCTGGACCAGGCAATCCTCGGGCGGCTTGAGCACAAATCGTTGGTAAGTCTCGTCGCTTTCAAGCTCGGGGTTGAAGGTTACCCAGATCTCGGAAGCATCCTTGCGGATCGTTGGGATCAGCGTGTTCCAGCTCAATCGGCTTACTGTCTGGGCTTCCTCAACCCAACAGATATCGCAACCCTCATAGCTCTTGATGTTGCTGATGTTGTTCTTCAGACCGGCAAACAGGAACTCGGTTCCGTTCTTTCCCCGGATGCTGGCCTGGGTGATCTCATAGAATCCGAGCAGGTTCATGCTCTGGATCTGGTCGCACAGGAGTTTGTGGACTGAATCCTTGATTGAGGTCTGGTACTCTCGAGCACACAAGACGCGCATTGGCTTCTTGGCGCCCAAGATCAGAAGAGCTCTGGCCACTCCCCAACTCTTAGCTCCTCCTCGGCCTCCGTACAGAACTTTGTACCTGGCCTTCTCAAACAAGACCGCCAGCTTGACAGGAAACTGAGCGTTGGTATCACTCATTCGGCTTCACGAATGTGACATTGATCCCTGTTATGAAAGGCGTTCCATCTGCCCCTGTGATTTCTTGCTTGATGCTTTCCCGGTACTTTTTGGGAAACCTTGATGACATTGACCGAGACCACATTGTGCTGTTGATCTTGTCTGAATCCTTGTTCTCAATCAGGTAAGCCTGGGCCTGATCCTCCCACCAGGCTTGCTCATATTGTTTGGAATCCTCCATCGCGTGCATAAATGCTTCATGTTCATCGCGCCATTTATACATTACCCTTAGGGAAAACCCTAATGCAGAAGCTATTTGCTCAATGCTTTTGCCGAGCTTGCCTAACTCTATGACTTTTTCGCATAACGATTCGTTGTAGAGTGTAGGCCGTCCTACTGGACGCTTTTCAGTCATTCTTGACGGCTTTGTTTAGCGCATCGGCAAGCTCTTGGGCCATCGTCTTAGAGTCTTTCTGGAACTGCCTGGAGTCTTTGTAATCAGCCATGCTTGGTTCCGAGGTAGACGGCTTTTGATATCCTACCGGCGGCAAATTCTCTTTGTAAAGCATCACTTAACCTCTCTTTCGTTTCTTTCTCATTGTGTTTAGGTAGCTTGTCAAGGGATGACACCATGGCGTTTCCCCTGCCTCTTGAGTTGTCGATTACATGGATTGCCACATCTGGATGGTCTTTGTACTTCTCGGCCAGCTGTTCAATGGTGTCCCTGGAGCCTATGTGCGTCTTTAGATGTTCGTTCAACGGAACGGTTCTTCCTGTTCCTTGTTCTCGTTCCATCCTCATGGCCCTGGGAAGCGCACCGCCGGTCAGAGCCTCTACCGGATCCCTATAAGTATACATCAAAGAAGCCTTCCTGTTCGCGGCCAGGGCTTGCTGGATCTTCTTGTCGGCAGAGTCCATTCTGTTCATGTTGGTGTCGTAGACCATTTCGGCTCGTTTCACCATTGCTGATGTGTCTGCCAACTTTTCCAATGCGGTGCTTTTCCCTGCTCCGGTCCCGCCAGCTGTAAAAACCACTCTTTTGTCATGGCCTTGTGGTGTTTCTTCGGATAGCTTCTTAGCGTAGAGCTCTTTAACAAACTTGCTGGCCGGTTCGTGAATGTCTGCGCTCCTGGTCCTGTCTGCTCTGTACTCTGGGGACAGCTCCCTGGCAATGTCTGTGTTTAAGACTTTGCCACCGTCCGCTTCTTTTAGGCTGGAATATTCCTGTACTAACTTTGGGAATTCGTTCTGTACCCTTTGGTACATAGCAGCTTCCGCTGGATTTCCGGCCGATGGCGGCACTAAGTTAGATATCGGAATCATTTCTTCTTCTTCTCAGCTTCGCGTTTGACAGAGTAAGCAATTGCCGTTGCCTGTTTCGGCGGCTTACCGGCCTTGAGCTCGGCTTTGATGTTTTTTATCAAAGCTTCTTTACTCTTGCTGTAAACTAGTGGCATTTAGTTTCTCCATCCAGTATTTGATATCTTCAATTGCGCCATTAATCATGTGCAATGAAACTTCGTGCTGTTTACCCTGGGTAATCAGTTCTTCCATGCGTTTCTTGAGTTCTTCTATTGTCATTCTACCACCGCGCAAATGTCGGCCTCCTGTATTATTTGATAATCTTGTCCGTCAATCTTGTGTGTTGGCCAGTTAAGATAGTCGCCGTTGCCATACTTTATGAAATCGCCAACCTTTACATCTGTGACCTCTGGGCCTACTGCCTCCACGGTTCCTTCGTTGAAAGGTTCCTTGTTGTTGACAATCAAGATCTCACTCAAGACTCGGACAGTTGGTCGGACCACCACTCTATTTTTAAGCGGTTTTAACACTTTTTGGCCTCCCGCGCTGCTTTTTTTCCTCGGGCATCACATCCAGGACAGGCAAAAAGACGCCAGATGGCATTGTCTCTGGCAAATTGG